TCTTGTATAATCTCTTTCATGTCCATGTAGTCTTTGTAAAACTCAAAGCCACCCCATAGACCACCACCTAGTGCCGAAACAATTGGTACAAGTAACATGAGCTTGCCACCCTTTATCTTTGCACCTGCTATTTCTACTTCTGCCATGTTATACCTTAATTTTCAAATGATAAACTTCTTAATTGATTAAGCTCTTGTTGTAGCTTCATTACTTCTAGTTCTTTTTTCTGTAACTCTAGTTCATATAGTCTGTTACAATCTATTCTTGACTTAACTCTTTTACCTAGTGGTATTATTATTCTACTGTATACACCTATATCACCAGTCTTTGTATTATCAGTAGATATAGTACCACCCTGTATTATACCTGTAACTCCAAACTCCCACTGTGTCGCAGAGCCTATGGCGTTACTACAGTCTAGTTCACCAGCTCTAAACTTATCAGCTTGGTAACTCATACTAGAGTTAGGTAGTGATAAACTTAACGAGTTAGATGTAGAGTCTGCCCAACTAGGTATATAGCTACATACAAGTAAACATATAATTAATAGTATTCTCATTTGTCTTGCTCTATCTTAGAACATATTCTTGAAGATACTAGTGTAACTTGCTTTGTACTCTTGTACACCTTTGACTCTGTACATATATACATAGCCCTTGGTAAGTCTACTGATCTTATGTATACCTCAAATAGTTTTCTTCTACTGAAGGATACTTTTATTATTCTTGAGCTGGAAG